TTAATCCATAGCAGATTCTTCATAAAATGCTGGATTTGCTGTTGGAAGAGTCTCTAAATGCTTCTTCAATTTATTAGCTGATGGTTTAAATGTTGCATAAGTAACTGCACCTGAAAAAGCACCTCCTATTAAAGGAACTACCTTTCCTACTCCTTTTGCAAAAATCTCCTTTGTCATTTTAATACTTAAAATTGCAGCTATTTTTTTTACTATAGGATAAATAGTTCCTTTAGTTAATGCTCTATTGACTAACGATTTTTGAATGTTTTGAGCCATAATGCCTGATAATTTTGCAATTGCAGAATTTGCTGATTGAACCCCAAACATAACTCCAATAAATAAAATTAATTGATTCATTGTTTCATCATCAAATTCATCGTTTTCATTATATAATTCTTTCCATCCATATAAATATATTAATTTTTGAAGTATTCGAATAATATGAGCAAAATATTGTACAGCATCTCCTGGAATTGTCCCAATCATTGCAAATCCACCAGGAATTCCAGCTACAGCAGATATTGTAGTTACTTTATTAGTTTCATATTTTATAGATGATTTTGCTATATTTTCTATTTGCTTTGCATGAATTCCTGCACTTGCAGGATTTTTTTCTATAGCAATATTAACTATATCTTTTGGAAAATATTTAATTAATTCTTTTTCTAAATACTCATCTCTTTTAATTTTTACTCCTGGAACAGTCATAGCTGACTTGAGTATAGTAAGGAAAGCATTATTATCATGATTTTTCATTAAAATCCCCCTTGATAAGTTTATTTATTTATATTTATTAAGAAGTTATTTAATATATTCAAAGCAAAATAGTAAAACTCTTTAATCGATTTATTAATTTCCTGTATATTATTTATTTAATTTAATATAAATATGATTAAATTAAATATTATCAACAATATAGTACTTCTTTATAAATTATGCATAATGTTGTATAATAATATATCAGCATTTTTATTTGAATAATTTATTAAACAGTGTTATTTATTTTATTTTTTATGAAGCATACGTTGTAATTAAGTATAAGATTTAGTGAGTAATTTAAATCTGGGAGGTAATTAAAATTAAAGCTAAAGATTTAACTGGCAAAAAAATTGGAATGCTTACTTTATTAGAACGTAAAAGAAAAAATAATAAAACTTATTATTATTGCCGTTGTGATTGTGGCAATTTCAAATGGATCAGGGGCGATTCCCTAGGCCAAAATAAAATTAATAATTGCGGTTGTTCTAATACTTATAGATTTAATGATATAACCGGTAAAAGATTTGGATTATTAACGGCTTTAAGATATGTTGGAATATCTAAAAGTAACGGAAGAATCTGGCGTTGTAAGTGCGATTGTGGGAACATAAAAGATGTACCATTGTCTAGTTTAATTTCAGGAGCTACAGTAAGTTGCGGTTGTCTAAAAAGAAATAAAGCAAAAGATTCTGCAAAAAATGCACGAAAAAAACTTAAAGAAAAGAATTTAATAGATGGAACAAATATAGCCTTTTTGAAATTAAATACTACTATTAAAAGTAATAAAAGTGGAGTTACTGGTGTTACCTTTAATAGTAAGACTGGAAAATGGGTTTCTAATATATCTTTTAAAAAGAAAAGATATTTTCTAGGAACTTTTAAAAATAAAAATGATGCAATAAAAGCAAGAAAAATAGCAGAGGAAAAATTGTTTAAACCTTTTTTGGAAAGTTTGGAAAGTTCAGTGGGAAAATAATATTTATAAATTTAGAATATTATTTTCAATATATAATAAAGTGAAACTAAAAGGTAAAATTATTCTACCTTCCAAATAACTTAAACACTTACTAATAATAAAGTTACTTTATAGATAATAGAAAATAAAATAACCATAAATAACTTAAATAAATTTTATGTATTAACGCAGGTTATAATAAAGATGTAGTTAGCGTGAATGTATACTAAATAAATTAAAAAATATAAAAATTGTAAATTAGCGAGATTAAATTTAATAAAAGATATTTATAGGCAGTAAGGAATTAATCCTACTGCCTTTTTCCTATTTACTATATAAAGCTTTCCAAGTTCTTTCCCAACTATTCAGTCTATACTTAGTCCTTTCTTTATAAATTTTTAACTGCTATAGTTAATCCACTACAAATGAAACTATTTAATTGAATTAAAATACATAATTGTTAATTTATACTTATTTGTTATTATATTGTCATAATATTAATAATACTAAAGTTAATTACAAATATAATAGATTATATATTGAAATATACGTTAAAAAGTACTAGGAGGTTTTATGAAAAAATGTTTAATTTCAATTCTTTTATTAGTAGGATTATTTTCTATAATCTTAATAGCATCACTAACTATATATAAGTTTCCATATAATCCTCCTAAATTAGAAGTTAGTTCACCTAAAGATAATATAAATTTTGTAGCTTCTACAAATGGTGGAAATTGGTTTAATTCTTCCAATGGTAATGGTGGTAATAGCTTTGATTTAGGAACTTATGATATAGTGAGATTAAGTGAAATTGAAGCAATTCAAGTTTCAAGTAATACTAATATTAAATTAAACTTATCATTTGCTAAAGATATAGAAAAATTTAAGGTGTACTCCATAAATAAAAACATTAAGTCAAATGATAAACATACTGAAGTTGAAGTTTCTAATTATACATTTACTACGCCTAAAAAACCTGGAACATATGGATATATTGTTGAGACTGTTTGGGATGATAGTCATAATGTTAGATTTATTTTTAAACTTAGATGCAGATAATATTTTTTTATAATTTTTAACCTATATTTATTATAAATTACCTATCTATATGATCTATTTAATTTTTTAGCCAAGTTAATTAAAGTTTTTTATTTTTATAATTAGATCACAATAGAAAATACCGTTTATTCAATTATGAATAATACGGTATTTAAGTTATGATTTAAATATGTAATTAATGAACTGGATTCATAATACACTAAAATTATAGAAACTAATCTAAGTTTTCAACATATTGTTTTGCTTCTAATAAAGACATCTGCGTTTGTTCACGAATTTTTTTAATAGCTGCAACTTCTTTTCCAGTTCGCTTTAGATGAATAGCTAATTCTTTTAATTCATCTGAAACCCAATAAGAAGACAAGTTTTCATGTCCTGTTATTTTACATAATTCATTTAAACTATCTTCTTGAATTTTTATTCTTTTCTCTAATACAGAAATTTTATTAAATGCAAGAATACAAATTATGATTAATAGTAAAATAATATAATATTTCATGTTTTTCCTCCTTATCTTTAATTCTAATTTCTAATTATAGGTTAATTATAACATATTTTATAAATATTATATTATTTAATTAATTTTAGATTAATAGTGTTTTTTATTTTATATTTTATAGTTATCATTTACGAGTATATTATTTAAGAAATATAACAATTAATAATATTTGTTAAATAATTAAAGTTATGTAATTTAAATTATTTTAAGGCTATTATGCCTTTTTTTCTTTTGATTTATAATACTCTTTTAATAATAGTCTACACTCTTCTATCCCTAAGCGTCTTAAAAGTGATTTAGCTGCAATTTTACCAAAAGCCTCTTTACATTTTGCTGATGGTTTATTTTCTTCAATAACTGTTATTTTACTCATCTAATCCCCCCCCTATAAAAATAATGTATGATTTCATAGAAAAATTTGCTACTAAAAATTCAAATAATATATATGCACTTTCAATCTATTTTAATGTAACAGAAGAAATTATAAAATATAAGTTATTATCAATATATCTTAAGGAAGATAAATATAATAATATAAGACTTTCTATTCAAGATAAGGAGGTAACTTATGACTATTGCAATCTATAGTAGAAAATCTAAATTTACTGGCAAAGGTGAATCTATAGAAAATCAGATTATAAAATGTCAAAAATTCATTGAATTTAAGTTCTCTGATGAAATAACTGAAAAAGATATAGAAATATATGTTGATGAAGGTTTTTCAGGTAAAAATGAAAATAGGCCTAAATATCAAGAAATGATATCTAAAGTCAGAAATGGGAAAATTAATAAGATCATAATATATCAATTAAATAGACTTGGTAGAAATGCGAGAGATATACATAATACTATGGAAATGTGTACTTCATTAAACTGTATTATATATAGTGCTACTGAAGGCTTTGACTCTTCTACTTCTTTTGGACGAGCAATTATTGGTATACTAGCTTCATTAGCTCAACTAGAACGTGAACAAATTGCTGAACGTGTTAAAGATAATATGTATACACTTGCAAAAATGGGACGTTGGTTAGGTGGACAATCTCCTTTAGGCTTTAATTATATTAGAGAAACTTATAAAGATGAAAATATGAAAGAAAGATCATTAGCTTTACTTAGGAAAAATACTGAAGAATTAAAATTAGTAAAAAAAGTATATGATAAATATTTAGATGAAAAATCATTATCACAAGTTAGTAAATGGAGTTTAACTAATAACTTCAGGGGGAAAAACGGTGGTAATTTAGATAAAAGTGCAATAAATATAATTCTTCAAAACCCAGTATATGTACAAAGCAATCAAGAAGTATGCAACTTTTTAGAAAAGCTTGGCTATGAAGTATGTGGAGATCCAAATGGTAATGGAATTTTAAGATATGGAAAAGGTGAAGAAAAAATTGCAGCAATAAGTAAGCATAAAGGAATTATACCTGCTGATAAATGGCTTAAAGTTCAAGAAATAATTAAAGAGAATACTTCCAAAGCACCAAGACTAGGTAAAACTAATACTGCTCTATTAACTGGAATATTAAAATGTCAGTGTGGTTCAGGAATGAGAGTTACCTATGGACATAAAAGATGTGATGGAACTAAAACATTTTATTATACTTGTTCTATGAAAAATAATTCTGGTGGCACTAGATGTAAATCTAAAAACATAAATGGACAAGAAGTAGAAAAACTTGTTATAGACAAAATTAAAATTAGAACTGCCGAAGATATATGTAATAACTTAAAAACTTTAACAAACTCTTTAGATATCGAAGAAAATACTAATAAAGTGAATAAACTTAATGAAGAAAAGGATCTTTTAAAAAAGAAAATAGATAACTTAATAAATAAATTATCCCTTACAAGTGATAATGATATTTCAAAATTATTTATTAATCAGATATCATTATTTAAATCTAAAATTTTAGAAATAGATAAACAGATTGATGAATTTAAAAATATAGAAGCTAAAATAGCTGAAGCTCATAGAGAAGTTAATAATAATATAAAAAAATTAGATGAGTTTAAAAACAATTTTGATTATATGAATTTTGAAGAAAAGAAAAGATGTTTAAATGATATGCTTGAAAAAATAACATGGAATAGTGATTCAAATGAAATAGTATTAAAATACAATTAATGAAATGAAAAGAAGTATGATATTTATCATGCTTCTTTTCATTTCATTAATTGTATTTTTAATCTAAAAAATATTTATCTATATTTACATTAATACTCTTCCCAACTTTACTTTCTCGGAAAAATGGATTACGAATAAGATGTTTACTTAGTATTTTAACATTCTTATCATATATATCATAAAAATTTTCTAAGTATTTATTGCACTCTAATATAATTTCATCTAAAGTATATATTCTTCTAATTAAATCCTTACCATAAAAATTTTCTTCACTCTTTGCATTATTACTATATATAATATCAACTAATATACTTTCGAATTTTTTAATTTTTATTTTTGGAAATTCATCATTATTACACTTTAAAAGAATGTCGACATCTCTTCCAATTTTTATATTAGATTGTATTTCTAATTTTGTACCTTTATTTAATTCTTTTACCAATATATCTCCTTTATGTTTTATAAAATTACATAAAGCTCTAACAGTAAACTTCTTTTTATTATTAAACAAAAATTTGTCTTTGAATTCTTCTAATAAATCACCTAATTCATTTTCTTCTTTTATTTCGGAATTTTTTAAATATTTTATTATATATTTATATGAACACAAATTTTCAGCATTATCAATCCAAAACTCTCCATTTCTTTTTATTTTTTTAGCTTTTTTTCTATCTTCACAAGAAAATTCTAATATATCATATTTATTCCAAACTCTATATAAAAACCATATAACTTGTAGCGAAACATCATAGATTGAATTTAAATTTAAAATTGCATTTTTAATATGTACATATCTAACAAAATTTGAATTTTCATCATTTTTTGAATAGCACTTTTTATTAGAATATTCTAACGATATTCTTGCAATACTTATTAATGAATATAAATTATTCATTTTCTGTACAGCTAATCGTATATCTTTTCCTTTAATGTCAATATAACATTCAGCATCATCTATTCTTTTTTCTGCATATAGATTATAATTAAAGCTCATATTTATCCTCTCCTCTTTCTAAATATATTATAACATATAGCAATTTAGACTATCATACATCTGTATGACCAACAAATAATCCTGATTTTTCTCCACCACAGAATAAATTATCTACTCCTTTTACTTTCATGTCATTTGTTCGTTGTGCAACAGAAAGATATCTTATTGAATTTCCTTTACTGCCTGCATATGGATCAACATATTTTGCTCTTTCTAATCCATGTATTTTTCTTAATTTCTCTAGTGGATAATAGGTAGTCATTAATTTTGCATGTCCAGTGTAAGTAAAAAAACAACCTTTAACCGAGTTTTTAAAGAAAAAACTGTTTCTTTTTTATCATTATATCCTAATAAAACTATAGGTGATAAAATTAAGCTTCTTAGAATTAAAAGTGGTCTTACATACAATCAATTTGCTAAAAAAGCTCAAGTTGCTGTTATGACTGTTTATAGATGGGAAAGTAATGAACGTATTCCTTCTGATAAGTATTTAAATCAATTAATAAATAATTTTAACTTGAATAAAGATTACTTTAATTTAAATGATAAATGATCATAAATATAAAAAGCTAGAAGAATATAACTTCTAGCTTTTTTATTGTATTATAATACTTCTCATTTCTGTCTTTCCATAAAGTTTATCTAAAAAACTCATAACTTTCTCCATAACTATCTATTTATATTCCATATAGTTAAGATAAAACCTATCCAAAATAATCTTTGCTATATTATCAACATCATTTACATTCCATATAGTTAAGATAAAACAATCCTGCATATATAGAATCTCTTCCATCTTTAGCAATTTACATTCCATATAGTTAAGATAAAACGGATCAGGACAAATTAAATCTACTATAAAATTTAAATTTACATTCCATATAGTTAAGATAAAACCTTATAGTAATGCAAATACTGCAAGTCAGATTAATGCATTTACATTCCATATAGTTAAGATAAAACAATACGATTATATATTTATTCAATATGAATCAGACAGATTTACATTCCATATAGTTAAGATAAAACATGTTTATTGTGATGAAGATGTTGCAAATAGTGTAATATTTACATTCCATATAGTTAAGATAAAACTAAAGATAGGAGATAGAGTAAGAGTAACTTACAAACGATTTACATTCCATATAGTTAAGATAAAACCCCAAAAATCTTATATTAAATAACAGCATAAATAAGCCATTCTTTATATTAATATTCTAGCATATTTAACTCTATTTTGCAGTAAACCTTAGATAATAGATTTTAAATATATTTCTAATCCCATTTAAAGCATGTGTTCATAATAGCTAGAAAGTATTTATTAAAAAAATCGATCTACTGCACCTGTGTTTAATCTTTTAAGCTAGGCAACACTACATTCTCTCCATTACTGGCATAATTAAATTTATACGTCTTTATTATTTTATATAACTATAATATATTGATTAATTTTAAAATAACTTATTTATATTTATAGGTACTTTATAACTTCCATTTATGTCCGCAATTTAAGCAAACTACTTTTCCTTTTTTACCACTAAGTCCACCAAGAACTGTTCCTCCTGGACCTAAAAGAACTCCACCAACTATAGCTTTACCTATACTAATTTTTTTACCTTGATAAGTTATTGCTGTACTATGGCACTTAGGGCAATAAGGTATATGATCCCTCTTTAATTGTTTTAATCTATCCTTTTGGTATTGCTTCTCATTTCTTTTTTCTTCTTCCTTGGCTTTTATTTTTTCTTCATATTCTCTTTTAGCTTTTTCATATTCTTGTCTTTCTTTTTCCTTCTTTTCTTCTTTTAGCTTATTTTCCTTTTCAATCTTGGCTAATTCATATTCTTTAGAAACATCATCCCAAACTAATTTTGCTTCTCCATATTCAATATTATCTCTATTCATAATACATTTAATTATTGTTTCATTTAAAAGATTAAACATACCTTCAACATAATCTTTATAGATATTAGTGATTACAATATACTCATCATTTAATCCTATTTCTATTTTTCCAGATAATAAACCTGTTTTAAGTTTTGTAAACTTTATGTCACTGATATTTATATATTTCTTTTTAATATCACCTTTTAATTTTTTATGTAAGAATATTAGTCTACTATTTGTAATAGCAATTATCCATGTATCTCCACATGCAAATCCATCTACTAAATACTTACACACTTCACTTTCATTTAATACGACTTGTAGCTCTTGAATTTCTTTTTTGCTACTATTAAGATAATATGCTCCTAATTTATTTTCTTCTTTTTTATCTTTTATATTATTTAATTTATAATTACCTTTTTCTCTAATTTGTTCTATCTTATCTATTCTACTTTTTGTTTTTTCTGCATATTTTTCATTATGTTCTTTCTGCTTTTCCATAAGTTTATCTAAAAAACTCATAAACTCTCCCCCTAATATGTATTTATCTATATTTTAGCATCTTTCTTTTTGTTATATGTAAACAATTTATTAAGTAGAAATATTTAAGTTTATTTATGTTATAGTATTTTAAAAGAGTTAATTGATTTCCTTATTCTATATAAAAAATGCTAGTATGATAATTCATACTAGCATTTTTTAATCGTAAATAATATGATATAATTTTTCTATTTCTGATATAGACTTTTTATTAACATTTCCATATATATTTTTTTTATCTATTAAATTATATTTATATCCTCCTTTGCTATATAAATTTCCTTCTAATTCATAATCTTGTTTAACATATGGTGAATTAACTCCAAATTTACCTAATGAAACACAATATATTTTTTTTACATTTTCTTTTAAAAGTAAATTTCTAGCGACTTCAAAAGATGTTCCATTAGTTGAATAATCATCAAATATACATACTATTCTATTTTTAAGTTTTCCTTTATATAAGGGATTAATCATTATTGTATTAAAATGTCTGTCACAAGGTATTCTATCATATCCATATATATATGCTTCATGACTCTTCCATGTTTTTGTATGCCTTATAAATATATTGTCTTTTTTTCTTCCATTCATAAGATATCTAGCTTTTTCTTTAAATAAAAGCATTTCTCTGTTCAATTCAGTCCCTGAAGATGGTATTATAGACCAATCCTGTATATTTCTAAATTCTGGTTTATTAACAATCCCAGATAAAAAATGATATAATAATGTACTATAGTATTTATATCCACCTCTCTTTAAATATTCTCTAAACCCATTAATTAATTCGATTTCTTCACTTGAATGTATTCCTATTGTATTTGCACTAGTCAAACTTAATACTTTTGTTTTATTATCAACATCTAACTCATAAAACCAATTTTTTTGATTTAAAATTATTGCTATAACTTTTTTTAAATTTTCAATAGAGCTAATTTTCAATCCATATTTATCAGCTTTTTCTTGTATTTCATTACACCACATAGGAACTATAAAAAAACTTTTATTTGTTGCTGCCATAATTAGATCATAATTTTTATTTCCAATGAAAATTATATTTTCAATATCAATTTCTTTATTCTTAATATTACTCTTTAACAAATCTCTATTTTTAAATTCAATTCCTTTATTTAATAAATCAGCTATTTCTTTTGATCTTCTATAATCTATAGAAGTAAAAATAATATTATTTCCTCTTTCTTTCATTTCAATTAAATATTTTTTTAATTCATTCCTACTATCATTTTTTAAATTCTCATATACATCTATTGAAATAATAAACTGTTTACTCAATTTTATTTCTCCCCTCTTTTATTTAAAACTCCCAATATTATCGAATTAAAAAACTGCTTAATTGTTATATCTTCTTCTTTTAATATTTGCTTAAACATTGAATATGTTTCTTTGTTTACATCAAAACTTACTTTTCCATCATTTTCTTTAAATTCATTAACATCTATATTTGTTTCTTTTAGCAATTCATTTATAAGTAGATTTATTTGCTTACTTTTTAGTTTATTTATTAATCTTTTATCATATTTTAATTTGTAGTCTAATTGTTTTAAAATTTTTACATAATCATCATCTCCATTTATAGCTATTGCTTTCTTGCTATTTAATAATTCTAAATTTAGTCCAGATTCAAAAGAAAATTTATTAAAAACTGGAACAAATATTTTTTTATTTTGTTCAATAGCAAAGTCTATTGTATACCTTGTTCCACTTTTTTCTTTTGCTTCTATCATTAAGACTCCAGCTGCAAGACCACTTACAATTCTATTTCTATGTACAAATCTAAATTTATCTACTTTTGTACCAACAGGATATTCTGAAATTAAAGTTCCTCCACTTTGTACAATTTCTTCAGCTAACTTAGTATGGTCTTTAGGATATATAATATCTAATCCATGTGCTAAAACAGCTATAGTTCTACCATTATTATTTAAACAAGACTCATGTGATATGCTATCTATACCATAAGCTAAACCACTAATTATTGTGAATTTTTCTCTAACTAAATTTGATATAACTGATTTTGTAGTTTTTATTCCATAATTAGTAGGATTTCGTGTACCAATACATGCAATTGATTTATCGTCCTCCTTTAAAATATTTCTACCCTTTATATATAATATAGCTGGAGGATTTTTAATTAATTTTAATCTTCTAGGATAATTTTTACTAATAAATATTATTGTCTTTATACCTAATACTTTATTTTTTTTAATAATATTTTCCGCTTTATTTAAAGCATTTTTTAAAAAAATCTTATCATCAAATTTTTGTATATATTTACCTAAATGTATATTATATTTAAACTCTATTTCTAATATATTTCCATTATCAAAAATATTAACCAATTGCTTATATGATAAGACTTCCATTATTTTTATTATAATATCATTACTTATTCCCATAAGCTGTAATGCTATATAATACTTCTTCATTTATACCCTCCCCTTAACATAAATTTATTTCCTTCTTTATTTAAATATACACAATTTAACAAAAAAAATAAAGGGAGTAGGATTTCTCCAACTCCCTAAATAATTATACTTCTCTTATATATTTAGCATATATAAATCCACCATGAGCTCCATAGTCTGTACTCCACCAATCTCCAACTTTATTGCAAAGTTTAAACTTATCTCCTTTATTTACTTGTCCAATTATTTTAGAGTTTAAACTAGCTCCTGCTCTTACATTTACATCATCACCAGTCACTATACCATATCCACTATTTCCAGTTGAACTATTTTCTCCAACTACTTTTACATAATCAGCAGATAAAAAACCACCATGAGCTCCATAATCAGTTGAATACCAATTTCCAACCTTACAATCTAATCCAACTTTTTGACCTTTCTTTAATTGTCCAACTATTTTATAACCTGTTCCTGCTCCTGCTCTTACATTTAATACATCACAAGTAACTACTAAGTATTTCTTATTATCTCCTTTTGGAGTATGATGTACATCATAATTTCCATCAGGAATTTTAGAGGGTTTGAAGTTATTTGTGTTATTTAAACCTTTCTTTCTTATAATACCTATTAGGTCCATTAACATTCTATTCATATCAACGGAATTTCCACTTATACCGTCAACATTACCTTTTTCATTGTATTGCCATATTCCTAAGTTTCCACCTCTATTTAATCTTGAATTATACCAAGCATACCATAGTGTATATCTTTCTAATTCATTATGATAAAATTTAGTTAAAATGAAATCTTGATTTGAATAATTTATAGCATAAAAGCCATTAGATTCTACTACACTACAAAATGATTTAACAAGATCTGTTGCTAATCTTTTAGTTACATTAACTCCACAATCTTTTTCAGCATATCTTATACTGTCATACTCAAAATCATAGCAAACTGGTAATTCAACTTTATATCCTTTTATAGCTTGTAAACAATATTCAGCTTCTCTTTTTGCTTCATTAGTATTTGTTGCATAGCTAAACCAATACACTCCAACTGGAATATCTAATCTATTGCATTCCTTTATATTTCTTATAAATTGCCTATCTATATGATTTTTACCATATCCTGCCCTTAATATAGCAAATTGTATTCCATTATTCTTAACCTTTTCCCAGTTTATTCTACCTTGGTGTTCACTGACATCTATTCCTTTTAACATTTTACATTACCTCACTTTTTTATAAATTTATATATATTAGGCTTTGTTTTAAACCAATGTTGATATTAGATAATTAAAAAGTGGATATGCAATGCATATCCACTTTTTTTCATATTAATATTCAAATTCAATCTATTTTTTTTTCTTTTCATCATCTAAAACTATACCAATAGCAACACCTAAGCATAAACCTATTGGTATTTGATTAAATGCCACACCGATACCTACTCCTAACGCTATAAACATTGGTAAATAATAACTATTATCCTTTTTATCATTGTTTTCACTCATAAATTTCATCCTCCATAATTTACAACTATTATCTTATTATACATAATTTATATAAATATCGGTTGATATATTAAAAAAAGAACAAAGACTATTGTCCTTGTTCTTCCTTTGGTACATAGTTTGAAATAGCATTTAATTTGTTTTCTAGATCTAAATTTTTAGCTTTTAATTCTTCATTTTCAGATTGAAGTTTTCTTAAAATTTCAGAATTATCTAAAACTGATTGTTTACCTTGATTAATTTCTCCAGCTACTGCCTGCCTTAAATCAGCAACATCATTTTCTGATAGTTCAGGAAATCTTTTTAACAATCTTCTATCAAATTCATCAGCTTTAGAACCTAATTTTTTCTTTATATTTTCTTCGATTCTAAAATCTTCTTCTATTACATTCCATACTTTTTTAGCTGTATCAAAGTATTCTTTATTTTTTAATATTTCTTCTTCTACGCCTGTTTTCTTTAATTTTGCTTCTACTAATTTTACTAAGATCTTAATAAGTTCTTTTATCATTTAAATTCCTTCTTTCTTTTTATTTATAAAAAGAAAGCATAAATAAAATTATTTATGCTCTTCTTTATCTTCTCTTAATTGTATTAATGCATTTTTTAATTTTTGAGGTACTGGCGCTCCTAATTCTGATGCATTTTCCATAATACTTATCCCTTCATTTGCTATGTAAAAGTAGCAAACAAGACTTCTAAATACCCAATTGCCTGTATTTAAAAGTCTATCTAACATTACTGCTACAATAAGTATCGCAAATATAACACATTTTCTTGCTATGCCTTTAAGTCCTACATTACTACTTAAATCTTTATTTACATATCCTTTTGTAAGTCCTGTTAAATAATCAATTACCATGAATATTATCAAAACAATTAGTGGCGTATCCCATGCTCCAAAGAGCCATGTGAATAAAACTCCTAATACTGCTACAAAAATTTTTAATTGATTTAAAACATTATCCATTAATTTATCCTTTCTTTCTGTCTAATTTTTTGTAAATAAAAAAGACTAGAATTAACTAGCCTTTTCAACTTTTTCTAATCTATCTCTTTCATAACCTACTTGTTTTGCAGTTATTGTCCAATCAAAAAGAGTATTTGGTGTGCCTCTAACTCTAAAGTACTTCTCTGTTTTTTCTACAACTCTAACATATGTTAACTTGCCATTTGATGCGAATTCCCCTATTGGAGTTACATCTACTTTGTATCTATATCTTGTATTTACAGTTAATAAGAATTTATTATCAAACCATATTATACAATCACCATTAGCATCAGTTCTATCTTGCTCTATTCTACAATCTGTAAACCAACATTCTGTACTTTATAATGCATTTAACGCTAAGTTTCCAATTGATGTTTCTACAACTCTATTTTTCTTCCCGCTAACTGTTAAGTTACCTTGTATTCCCATGCTAACTCCTCCAGCTGTCCAAATAGTACTTTCATCAGCTTTAACCCAAAAATATGATTTACCTTTACCATTTCCTAAACTAAAACCATCTGGGAAAAATTCAGCATAGTAATATTTCTGATCCCATTTACTAAACCCAACTCTACTAGAACCCAAATTAGCTATGGTAGCTTTAGAATCTTTATCAAAAACATTTAAACCATGTTTAGTTTCTATACAAAAAGTATCGGAAGTACTTTCATAAATGCTATTTATTTTTTTAGAACTTAAATACATTAAACAACCATTTAAGTTTATATCTTCAAATAAAGTTATAGGACATGCTGCCTTATATTTATCAAATCCAATATAAGAAATATATGTATCTCCTTGTTTATATACTATATCAAACATAGAATTTTCTTCATGCCCTATGGCTAATCCTGGTTTATTTACATCACCATTTGATCTAGTAGAATATAATTTTCCAACAGGTTCTTTTCTTTCACTACCTTCCCAATCATAAAAAAGTATATTGTTACTTTCTATTTCTATTGCTTTTAATCCTGTTTTACTAGCAAATGTTGTTAAACCATTTATTTTTATTCTTGATGCATCTATTTTTATTTCTTCTGCACTTTGATTAATAGCACTAATTATATTATCTTTATCTGTTTTTTTAGACACTTCTGTTTTAATTCCATTTAGATCTACAGTAATTTGAGATTTAACACTAGCAACTGCACTATTTGTATAATCTTTAGCATTATTTAGTTGAGTATTTGCATATTGTTTACTTAGATTAACAGCTTCTGCTTTTGCTGCATCCGCTTTAGCGATAGCAGTATTTAAATTATCTTTAGCTTGTTGTATTCTTTTTTGTTCTTCTGCCGTTATCTTACCATCAGCATTTGCTATTGCATTAGCTTGTGCTAAATTTGCTTTCGCTACTGCAACTTCATCTGCATATTTTTTAGATGTATCTATTGCTGAATTTACTCTGTTCAATAAATCATTTTTAGTTTCATTTAAAGAATTTGAAACACTATTTGTTTTTAAACTTACTGCTTCTACACTAGCTTGTAAACTGTCTTTAGTTTGTTTTAAATTACTTTCTACATTAGATATTTTAGTTGTTACTGTTGTTATATTATCCTTTATTTCTTGTTGCAAATCCTCTGGAGCTGGTGTCCAATCTGTAGCTTTATTTCCTTCTTCAAATTTAAAGCCATCAAAACACATCCAAGCATAACTTATACTAAAAAAACCAGTTCTTATTAATATTTTAGTTGTTCCTTTTGGGAAAGTAAAAGTTTGAGAATATCTTCTTCTCACTTTGTCACTAATAGTTGGGTGATTTATTCTGATTGGAATATTTGCACCATCTGTAATTGCCCATATATAAGATGAAGATGCGTCTTGATTTTTAAATCCACCAGCACCCCAATAATCAAAAGATAAAGTATAATCTGTGTTTTCTTTTACAGAACAACCCAAACCTATGCTGGTATAACTATCTCCTACTTTATCTCCATTATTATTTATAAATAATAATCTTCCATTATAATTAGAGTGTACGCCTTCATTCTCTTCTCTTAACCACCCAATTAACGTTGGAGTTGTGTCTGTAAATTCCGTATCTTTTAAAAAATTTGAATTTCCTAATAAATTTCTTCCACCTATAGTAATATTTTGAATACTTTTATCTATATCTGATTGACTTACTTTAGTTGATATTTGATTTTTGAGTATATTAATACTACTTTCTGCATTACTAACTCTTGTGTTTACTGTTGTTATTTGTGCATTAGTATAAGTCTTAGCATTATTTAAAGCTTCATTTGATTTACTTGTAGAAACCGAATCTGCATGAGAATTAGCTGAATCTATTGCTTGTTGTTTAGCTATATTAGCCTTTGCAGTTGCTACTGAATCAGCATGAGAATTAGAAGTATTAATAGCATCTGTTTTAGCTTTATTTATCTTAGTGCTTAAATCGTTAGTTGTATTAGTTAAATTAGTTGTTATAATTTGTGTAGTACTATTTAAACTATTTACACTAGCTTGTAAGCTATCTTTAGTTTGTTTTAAATTACTTTCTACTGTATTTATTTTATCTGTAACTACTTTAATATTATCTGTTATAACTTTAGTTGTATCTTCTGGTGCTGGTGACCATCCCGTATTGAATTGTCCTTTTTCAATCTTTGCATTCCAAAAATAATGTGTAGATCCATTTTTGTTAACATCTAATCTTAATGTGTATTCCCCTGTAATAGTTGGAATAAATGTATAAGTCTTAGCTCTTATATATATTATGTGAGTGTAAGAATTATCTAATAATAAATAAGCTTCTACACTATCTCCACTACTTCCCCAATTAATACAATCTGTTTCAATTGAAAAAGTATATTTTTTTCCTGATATTAAATTTACAGTTGCACTCGGAATTGAAATATAATTATCATCTCTATTTGCAGTAATTTTATATTTATTACCTTCTGTATATTTGCTAAAACCTATTAATAAATTTCTACCACCTATTTGAATATTCTCAATACTTTTATCTATATCAACTTGACCTACTTTAGTATTTATTTGTTCTTTAAGTATATTAATTTCTGATGTAGCTTTACTTAAATTACTATTTGTTGTTGTTATTTGAGCTGTAGTATATGCCTTAGCACTATTTAATGCACTATTGGCTTTATTAGTAGCATCTGTACTCGCATTATTAATAGCTTCTTGTTTTTTAGCATCTGCATAAGATTTAGCGTTATTTAAACTTGAATTTATTTTACTTACTAAATCACTATTTAAATTATTAATATTACTATTTATAGTAGATGTAGATTTAACAAATGTTTGATTATCTACTTTTAACTTAATAGCATTATCTAAAGCTTGTATTGTAGCTTTTTGACTAGATAATTCTTTTCCATGCTCTGTAATAGTATTATTTTGTGTAGACAACTCTATATCTAAAGTTCTATCTCCTATTTGTACTCTAGTTCCTTTTATTGTTTCAGTTGCTCCATTTACTTCTCTTACTAAACTATTTTTATCAAATTTTTTAGCATCCAAAGAATTATCAGCTATTTTCCCAAAACCTTCTGTTATTCCTTCTTTAGTAAGTCCATCTTGATTTAACAAAATAGTTTTACCATCTGCACCTCTAAGAATTAAACTAGAGTTATTATTATCATCTACACCTAACATAACCCTCTCAAAAAGTTTACCATTTTTATTATCAAATACCTGTAACTTATTGCCTTGTAATCTTAATCTGCCATTAGGTCCTAATATACTTACTAAACTTGTATCTATAGTTCCAAATCTTAATTTATTACCACTAAGTGAACTAATTTCTGCATCACCTATTGCACCTTCTGCAATTATTCCACTACCTGCAGTTATTGCTCCTGCTTGAAAATTCTTTGCTGTAAGATTACCTGCTAGTTGATTTTCAACACTAATTGTTTTAGCTTCTAAAGTATTTATTTTAGCTCCTTGTGCATTAAGTAAATTTATATCTGCCTTAGAAACAAGCATAGTTTGAATTTCTGCTTTTGTTGCATTAAACTCTACTGTACTAATTTTATTAGACTGTAGTTCTTTAATATTTGCTTTTAAAGCTGTTAAATCTTGTGTATATAAATTATTTATTCTAGCATCTATTGCATTTAAAGAATCTATATCAGCCTTTTCTATTAATGCTTTCTTTATATTTGCCTGTTCAATCGAATAGTTTTCAATAGCTTGTGTTATAGAACCTTTACTATCAAATTTATCAGAGCTCTCTGTTTTACCAGTTGCTTTTAATTCACTTGTAATTCCACCACTATAAGTAAGTTTATGATTCATAATTAAAGTGTTATATTCCTTGCTATCTATTCCAACTATAGTAACTCTATCTCCAGCTTGAACTGCTGGATTACCTTGCCAACTTAAAGTATATGGTCTATAAGTAAAATCTTTAAACTTATTATAAAGGTCATTCACAATACTTTCTGTAATTACTGGATTATCAATTATTATTTCTGTATTAGCACCTTTACTAAAAGTCTTTTCTCCTTTTTTAGCTGTTATCTTTCCTATAATATAATCTTTATCATTTGTTTCAAATTTAAAGAATATATCTGGTGTTATTCTTAAATCTGTATCTTCATAAGATAATATCTCTAACTCTCCAAGTCTATTAAATCTAGCAAAACACCCTGCAAGTGTTGCAATAATTCCTATTGCTTGCCTAAAACTATACCCCTTTATTTCATCTATAGAATAGTTAGGTAATATAGAATTACAAGTTATTTTAGCTTTAGTACATATTTCTTTTAATACTTCATTTAGATTAGCTGGATAACTTAAATCAGAGAAATAAGCTCTTTCTAAATTAAACATATTATCTACACATTGTAACTTAACTTTTTTATCCTTTTTAGATACTTCATCAACAATAAATACGCCTAATGGAATATATTCTATTTCATTATCAATTTCTAAACCTATATATGGTTTAACAACTGCATTTTCAAAAATATCATCAACATTAATTAAATTTATTTCAAACGTATTAGAAACAACAGATCCTAGTGAAAAGTTATCTCCTGGATTAACACTTTCATTTAGGCTCATATCAATAATATTATCATCATTATATTCTTTATCTCTTATTAATACTTTACTTACAAACTTTCTTCCACCAAGCTTATTTATCTCTTTTAGAAAAGCATTTGTTGTCTTAATCAATGTCTAACCTCCTTTCCTAAAAATTAATTTAAATCTATTCTTCTATCATAAAATCAATGCACATCATTTCACTTGCAGTCATATCATAACCATTTAATAATTCTAATTTAAATTTGTGTACATCAACATCAACTTCTATATCTTGTAACTCTTTCATATCTTTTTCCCAATTTTCTTTTTCATCTTCTTTTATAACATAGTTACCATTTTCTATTTTTAAATTACCTTCTTCGTCTTTTTCACAATATTTTTCTACTATCTTTTCTCTTTCATTGTTATAATGCTTTAACTCACTTTCTATCTTGCCAATATTTTTACCTATTGCATAGCTGACCTTAACAGGTAAACTCTTTCTACTAACTTCTCCTAGCATTCCTACTTTTTCTAATATTTCTTTATTTGTTAACTTTGACATCTTTAAATCCTTCTTTCTTAATTTTATTTAATATAAAAAGAGCCTACATAATGTAAGCTCTTAAACTAAAATACAAAACAATTTAAACCTTTTGCTACTTCATTTGCTTTTGTTCTAAATTTTTGTACTTCTGCTGCAACTAAAGTAGAATTAGCTAAAAATAATTCTTTATTTATTACATATGTTTGTATATTAGCAACTCCATTTTCTACTAAACTACAATTCATATTCATAACTTGTTGATTCATTCCATCCTTTTCTACTTCAACTACTCCATTTAAATTTGTAGTTTCATTTATTGTACTTGTTACCTTTACTTCATTTGTCATTTTTAATTCCTTCTTTCTATTTTTCTATTAAATTAAAAGATAGGCACTGCCACATATTGCTTTCAAAATCAAAAGCTGGTGCTGACCTATCTCCTGTATAAAATGTTTTTGTTATTTGTCCATCCTTTGGATCTGGATAATAAACTGAAAAATATACATCACTCACTGCATTTAATATTTCTCTTATTTCACTTTCTGTTAATGGACCCCATTCTATTTCTAATTTTCTTGTAACTCTTAACCTATCTCTAAGCATTACGCCTTTTGCATTTCTATTACTATTTTCCCCATCTAAATCCATTATGTTTACTTTAAAACTTTTAGGAGCAACAACTGTTACCCCATTAATTACTAAACTTATTATTGCCACCCCCTAAAGTATCAATAATTGCTTTCCAGAGATTTTATTTAATTTATTTATAGTCTTTATAGCAATTCTTCCAAATTCATTTTCTCCAACTTTTAAAACTATATCTCCCATATCTCTGTCACTATTTCCATTATATTTATCTTCTTTATCTTCTTTGCTCTCTTTTATAGCTTCAATAATTGCTTCTTTTAATTTTTCTAAGTAATTAGGATCATTAGTATTTGTATTATCTACATTAGAGCTTTGTCCAAGCATAGTTAAATTTGGTTGTTGTAATAAACTGCTTGAAGTTGCTAATATATTATTTATTCTTTCAGTTAATTTATTTGCTAATAAATCTAATCCACCTGTATTATTTTCTAAAGGTACTACAGCTTCTGTTCCTGCTTCTCCTACTACTGCTTGTGTGGGCTTATCTACAATACCACCTTTTGCTAAGTAAGGCATATGTGGAATACTAGGACCAAAATGTCGGCCTCCAAACATAGGTACCCAACTTGGAACATCAAAACTAATAGAGTTAATTCCACTTATTGCTCCATTAACTATTCCTATTACAGCATTAAGTGGTGCCTTTGCAATTCCTCCTAAAGATTGGAACGCTCCTCTAAATATTTCTTTAACTCCATTCCATGCCCTTCTCCAGTTTCCTGTAAATACACCAGAAACAAAATCTATAATTCCTCCAAAGATACGTTTTACTCCACCAAATATATTGTGTACATTTCTCAAAAATGCATTTAATAGGTTTCCTAATATTCCAAAACTCTTAGACCAATCTCTTTGGAATACTCCTTGTAACCAATTTTTGAAAGTATTAAATACATCCTTTATCTTACCCCATACTTCTATAGCTTTAGCCTTAACAACATCCCAATGTTTATATAAAAGAACTCCTGTAGCTATGATAGCTGTTATTGCTAATATAGCTATACCTATTGGACTTGTTAAGAAAGCTATTGCAGCTCCTAAAGCAGTAGTAACAGTTGTTGCTATTACACAAACTGCATTCCAAGCCACAGTTGCAGCAGTCATTACACCTTGTGCTGTTGCATCTGCTATTTTTAAACCAGTATTTATTACAAATTGTCCTGCTTGTTTTATTAATTCTAATGTTCCCTTTCCTAATGAAACAATAAAATCTTTGGCATACATTAAAGTTAACTTCATTGTTTCAATTCTATCTGCTATTTTAGTTAAAGTGCATTCTTTTAATGCTCTTCCTATATTGCCTAGAACTCCTACAACACCACCAGCCTGTTGAATAAATGCCATTAGTTTTGCTACTTTCCAAGCTGCAAAAAATGCTGTTACTGTTATTATCATAATGTCTAGTACAGGTTTACCACTTCCCAATAACCATCCTATTAAATTACTAAATGCATCAAAAATAGTTCCTACTACATCTGCTACTTTTGCGATAACTGGTGCTATATTATTTATAAACCAATTGACCATAGGAACAACAAATTGAGTATAAATATATCCAGCTAATTCAAATACTTTTGCTCCTAATCTTATAAATCCTTGAAATAAATGACTTCCACCATGATCCCAAACATAAACTAATTTTTGAGTTAAGTTTTCAAGTACTTTAGATGTTGAATGAAGTATTGACATGAAAGTTTTTGCAACTCCTGGACCAACTTCTCCCCAAACTTGCCTTAAAGAATCTCCCATATGTTTAATTAATGTTAAAACATTTAAAAAGGCATTAGCTAAACCTTGTACTATAGCAGTTCCTATGCCTCCTGCATTCCAAGCATTAGCAAAAGTAATACCTATATCACCTATAATATTAAATATGTTTTGTAGAATCTGTAGAATAACAACAAGTATTGCTTCACCAGTTCCATTAGTCCATACTTCTAAAAAGCTATGCCCTATAGATCTTATTAACTCCCAAATCCCATGTAATGCATATTTAATACTTGCAATAGTTGCAGCACCTTCTCTTGCCCATGCAGCTTTAAAAGGTTGAAATATTCTAGATATAATATCTTTTAATTTTTTTACCATTCCATTTATTTTTTGCATTGCTGCACTTGTAGGTCCTAAATCTACATTAGGAGCAACCATTGGTATTGGGTCAATTCCCCCTCCACCACCTTTAGGTGCTTTTGGAGCTTTATCTTTTGGGTCTTTTGGCATACTTAATTTATTTATTTCATCAAATCCAGCTAAAGCACCTTTTATTTTTTTAGCTGCTTTTTCGGTACTATCGCCTACTCCTTTTACTGCTCCACCAGTTTTCTTACCTTGCTTCTCCATGTTTTTCATTGCTGCTATTGAAGCATTCATATGTTTTGCTGCTCCAAAACTAGCTTGATATGTTTTACCAAACAACGCACTTACAAATGCTGCAATATATGCTGTTACAGTTGCTAATGCACTCATTAATGCATTAAGTGCTGGTAATACTGCTTGATAAATAGGCATAAAAGCAACCATAAGATTAGTTCTAATCTGTTCTAAACTATTTGCAAATTGTGCATTGGTCATTAAAGCACTTCCAACATATCCTGCAACCGCACTTATACCCTTCATTACAATAGGGAAAACCATTCCCCACATAAACATACTTCTTATAAACATTCTTGTTACACTTCTTGCACTATTCATGTTATTTCTATATTGTCTTGTTGTATTATTGGCATTTCTTAAGCTTCTACTAGCATTATTAGCAGCACTTGATGTTCTCTTTATACTTTCATTAGCTTGGTTTACTCCACTACTAGAGCTTTTAGCAGCATTACTTAATCTTTCAAACTCTGCATCCAAATCAGCTAATTTAAATCCTGCCTTATCACTTTTACTTATAAGTTTATTTATAGTAGCTTCTGTTTTTAGTATTTGTTCTTCTATTTTATTTTTTCTTGCTTGATTAAATGTAGAGTTATAAGCTTCTCTTAATCCTGCTAACTTTTCTTGTTGTTGTTCTATTCTTCTATTAGTTATATCTAAACTACTAGATAAGTTATCTATCTGTGCTTTAATACTTTCTAAGTTAACAGTATTAGTTTTAGGTGGACCTCTCGAACTAACTGTCTTTGCAGTAGTTTGATTAGGCATTACAATATTTTTTACAGGTTCAAAGTTTAAAGGTAATTTAATCTTTTTGGCATTGGCCATAATACTTCTTATAGCATCTAAAGCTCTTTCCTTAATCTCTTCAATAGTTTTTAATATACTTTGCTTATTCTTTTCAACATTAGATTTTATTGTTTCATTTATAGAATTAAAAGACCTATTTAAAGATTCTGAAATTCCTTTAGTCATAGAGCTAAAATCAAACTTGCCTGTAATTCCTTCTAAAGTTTTACTTATTTGACTTCCTATCTTAGATGCCATATGCTCTATTTGTTTTTCTATATCGTCCCCTTGTATCTCCAAATCAAGGCCAATCTTACCTACGCTATCGTTATCTGCCACTAACTTCACCTGCCTTTCATCTAAAATAAAACAAGCACCTAGATTTAACTAAATGCTTGTTTGAATAATTCTTGTATTTCTTTTATTTGCTGTTCTTTTTCTTCATCTGTCATTTCTTCTAATTGTTTGTTTCTCCACTCGTTCCTAATTTTATGTTGTTCTTTAGTAAAGTTCTTTAGTATTTCTTCATCTTCTTCACTTCTTATAGAAATAATTTGACCAAGTGGAGTTTTAGGCATTATTCCACTAAGTAAAGTACAAAACTCATCCCAACTCATATCTGGTTCATTCCTAAGTCTTATACCATATTGAGCTGTAAAGGAAGCATCTATAAGCTCCCAATCTTCAATTAAATCATACCATTGGTTATTTTTCTTCTTGAAATCGCTCCATTTCTTTTTTACCCATTTCCTCAATTTCTTCAAGTTCTACGTTTGATATTCCAGCCATTATAGTATTAACTATTAAGTTATACCCTTCTAGGCTTAAATCTAAGCTTTCTATATAATCAAAAGCTTCTTTTCCTAAAGATGCTTTAATTATTTCATCTAAAGCTTCAAACTCATTTATTTCTTTATCTTTGCTTTTATTTTTCTTATTATTAGAAAATAAAGATTGAATATAAACTGCATTGTTTTTACTGTTATTTATTTTATACTCATGTTCTTCATCTATTTTTACTGTTGGTCTTACATTAACCAATTTATCCATTATGTTATATACTTTTGCCATTGTCTATACCTCCTAATGACTTACTCCTGGTGATGATGTTCCTGGTGTATATGTTGGTTTTCCATCACCTTTTAAATCAAATTCAAGTGGAGCAACCTTTGTACTATCATCTCCACCTACATTCTTAACATCAATTACACAATCAAATGTAAGTTTTGAGCCATCTGGAAATTCTATAGCACCTTTTGAACTACAATCTAAACCATCTTTCCATGCAACACCTGCAACATAATCATTACCTGGATTACCTACATGTCTTTTTCCTTTTAAAGATAAAGAAAAGGCCTTTCCTGTCATTAAATTTCTAGCCCAGCCTGCTGTATTCATAGGTGTCCAGTCCTGTACCTTACCATCTATCTTTATACCGAAATTCTCCATATCTGCTATTTCAACCATATCTGTATCATCATTGCTTTTTGTACCTTTTATTCCAATCTTAAATTTTAAATTATAAACTGGAAATACTCCTTCAAATCCTGCCATTATATTACCTACCTTTCGTGTATTATCTTTACTTCTATAACATATTCGTATATCCCATTTTTATCTGTTCCAACACTTATAGGCTCTGTAGTTCTCATATTGAAATCTATAACTCTTTTACCACCTATAATTGCTTTTTCACCAAATAAAACATTATATACTTCTTGTGCTTTTTGTTCTGCTATATTAGCATTCTTTCCCCAATGTATTAATATAGAAATAGCCTTAGTAGAATAGCTTGTATTTTCTAATCCACCTAAGGCTATATGACTTCTTGGTCCTCTTATACTATAAATACCTATACATTGTTCTTTAGTTCCATCTATCTTTCCTATATACCATTGAGGACATTCTATTTTAATTTTTAAATATTCTCTTACTTCACTTAGCAACATTATTTAATCAATCCTTTGCTAAATTTTTTTAAATTTTCTTTGTATGCATTAACAACAAATTCTTCATTATCTCCATCAATATAAGACTGCATCCATTTACCTTGTGCATTTATATTTTTATCTTGTCTAAAGTTATACTCTGGATGCCAATATAATCTTCTTGCATATGGTGTATCAAAAATTATAGATGTTATTCCATCATTTATTCTTGATAAATCAACAAAACCACTTCTTTCAAGTTCTCCAGTATCTCCCTTTGGGACCACAGCACTTGTCTTAATATCACTTAATATATTTTCTGTGGTTTCTTCTAAAGCTTTATTTTTAGCATTTACTATTGTATTTATCTTTGCTCTATCTAATTTTATTGTTACTTTAGATTTCATTAAATGAGCTCCAATTCAGTACTAAATACAGAACCATCTGGATTACGTGGTCTTGATGATTTATAAATATCTTTTTTTATATCTCCAATTTTAATATATCCTTCTATTAATTTACCTGGATTAATATCACCTTCAATAATAACTTTACCTGAAAGAGTTACTAACCTTCTTTCAGCATCTAAAGTTTGTTTACTTTTCTCATTATAATTACATAAACCATCATATAAAAGAGTTTCTACTGGCTCTCCATCTTCATTAATGAATGTTTGATAGACTTTTATTGGAGTATTCAATATCCATTTAGGAAATGGTAATTTAACACCCATACCTATAACCTCCTACTATTTAAACCTGTTTGAGATATATAATTAATAACTTCTTTAGTTGTAGTTATTCCATTTACTATACTTCCATTAAAACTAACAGATGTACCACCAACTGAATAACTACTTAAAGGCATATTTATAAAATCACCATATTGCTCTATAAACTCTGCTTGTAAGCATATAGCTTTTTTAATTTTGTCTTGTTGAAATGGAGATAAATTTTTAAATTCTATTCCTATTATTCTGTTATAAGTTAAAACATCAATCTGATCTGATGCTCTTTCTAATATATTTTCTAAATTATCATCGTCAATGATTTTACCTTTAAATTCTTCTCTATAATATGAACTATCTACATAAGACATATTATTCACCTTTTTGCTCTGCAGTTTTAATTTTTTCTATTATTCCACTTTGTGTTGTAGCTTTTCCTATGTCTATGTTATGTTCATTTGCATAAGCTATAAGTTCCTCCACTGACATTTCATCTATACTCTTATCTTTTTTTGCAATATCTTCTTCTACAACGCTATAACCATGTTCCTTAAACCAACTAATTAAATCTTCATTAGTTGTTTCTCCAATTCCATTGCAAAAATATACACTAGCACTAATGCCAGTGTATTGTTTATTAGGTGCTACTATTTTAGCCATACTAATACCTCCTATTTAACTTTTATATTTCTAAATACCCCTGCTGCTTTACTAGCTTTTAATGCTATGGCTGCATTCATTTCAACCTCACCTGTTTTTACTGCTCCTGCTGTTTTAAAATCAGGCAACCATGTTTGTACTGGTGATACTCCAGCCATAGATACTCCATGTAATCCATCTAAACCTAATCTTGCAACATATAATGAAGTTGTTCCTTTTGAAGAATCAGTTTTAACTACATCTTCATTACTTCCTGGCTTTGTACCTAAATCCACAAATGGTATATTTCCATAAGATTCTACTTGTTGTCCCCAATCATTTTTTGTTACTTGATACATACTAGCTCTTCTTGCACATGCTCTTAATTTAGATATAAGTTTTGTGTTCCCCGCTATGAATGATGGTGTTCCATCTAATGTAGTTAAAAATTCATCTAACATATCTAAAAAAGCAACATAATTATCTGTTACAGCTTTAGAAGTTGATAAATCAATTATACTATCTCCACTCGCATTATATTCAGTAGATGAACCTTTTAGAGCTTTTTCTAGTCCATCAAAGGCCTTACTATCTGTAGCACTATCTCCATTTATAAATGTATCATTAAATAAAGCTTGAGCTGCTTTAATTTTTTGAGCTTGTTGTAATTCTATTTCTGAAATAATTCCACCCATATTGGCTATAACTCTATCAATTTGATAGCTACCACCAAATATCTTTATATCTACTGAATGTCTTTCCTTAGTAACTTCACTTGGTGAATATTCTGTATTAATATCTCTAAATGCAGCTGTTGGTTGTGTTTTTAATCTAGTATATGAATAAGTAAGTGTTGCCCCACCACCTGTTGGTGAAACTGCATCATCAAATGTTAAATGATCTAAAATCCAATTTGATTTTCTAAATTCATCAATTACTCCCATTTGTAATGCATCTTGTACATTTAATTTTGCCTCTGCTAATGTTACTGGCATATAAAATCATCTCCCTTTAAATTATTTTTGTATTTGTGATTGAATATGTGATGCTATAGCATCTCTCATACTAATACCTGGATCATTATGTTTTTGATTTCCATCATTACCAACTCTAAAACCTGGTAATGGATTATTATTGTTTTTTTCTTCACTCTTAAATAAAAAAGCTTTATTTTCTTCTAAACTCTTAACCTGTTCATCAAGTCCTGTAATTTTTCCATCTTCGCTTAATATTAATTTTGTTTTATCAATTAACCCTGCCACTAAATCAGTGTCTTGTGCTTTTCCAGATATAGCTAATTTAATAGCATTAGTTAATTTTAAATCCTTAAGCTCTGCTTGATGATCTTCATCTTTCTTTTTATTATCAGATTGAAGTTGTTCAATTTGCTTTTTAAGTTCTTCATTATCACCAGTTGATTTTTTCAAATCTTCTAATTGTTTATTTCTATCTTTAATGTCCTTTTCTAATTGCTTTTTAGACTGTGAAACCTCATCAAATTTAGATTTTTCAATATAATTAGCACTATCAACTAAATCAATATTTTTGTATTTACTTTTAATATCTTCTGGTAAGCTATTAAAACTATCACCTAATATCTCTTTTAAATTTGCCATATTAATCAATCCTTTCTTAAATATTAATAATTTCATGCACCTTTTAACGCCTTAGGCAAGTTTTGGGCAAAATAAAAAAGCCTTATTTCTAAGACTTATAATTAATTACTCTCTTTTTTATTATTTTTAATCATAATAAAAGCACCTACTCTTTATCTAAGTAAGTGCTCTTATTTTATTTCTTTACCATTTTTATATGCTTCCCTTGCTTCTCTTAATGTCATTTTATTAGGTCCTGCTGGGCCATCTAACTTTTCATTTGGTCCACTATTTTGATAGTTGCAATTATCACAGATATCAAACATATCTACTTCCTTATTACAAACTGGACATTTCACTTTTCATCACTCCTTATATTCTTTTATTTGTTCTAACCAATAATCATAACCCTCTTTAGGTTTAAATACAGTTGATATCTTTCCATCTGCTCTTCCTACAGCAAAATCATTTGTACTTTTCCTATATTTAAATGTAAATCCATCTTTGCTAATAAAACCTTCTACATCTTCACTTAATGAAGCTGCTAGTAAATCTCTAGATATATTTAAATATTCTTCTGGAGTTATATACCCATATTCTGATAAATGTTTTTCTATATGCTTATCAAATTTCTTTTGAGTTGAGAAATTAGCTTTTAACCACCTTCTACTATTAAGTTTATCATTTCTACCAACTTTTTCAATAATATCACTGTTTATTTCTCTTACATGTGACCTTCTTAACTGTCTATTATCTTGTAACAATTTATTTAATTGAATTTTTATATCTTTAATTCTTTTTGATGCATCATTTACATTTTTAGCATCAACTGAACCAACTTCTATTCTCTTCCACTTTCTAAGTTGTCTTTCATAGTATCTTTGCTTTTGTTCTGCTTCATATAGTTTAATAGCTTCTTTACCATCTGGAACTACTGGCATTCTAGTTATACCTGGAAAGTATGTTACTAATGTATGCCTACAGTTAGGATGTAATAAACCTTCTGTTATAGCTTTACTAAGTAGTGTATATTCTCCATCTTCTTTAGTTCCATGACTAAATACATCATCAATAAGTATTTTACCTTGCCAAGGCTCACACATCTTACAAGTATTAGAATGTGCACTTACAACTACTAAATGTATTCCATATTCATCACGCTTTTTACCTTCTCCTAAGAATGTAGCTCTTTGACTTGCTGTTCTTAAACACATTTCTGCATAACTAGCAATATTAACTCTCTTGCCATCTTTATATACTATACTATTTATACCTTTGTCTAAGAAATCCTTAGTAGCCATATCTATAGCTTGATTAATTGTCTTAGTTCCACTCTGTAAATACATATGAGTTTTAAATATAGTTTGTCTATATACATCATCCATCTTTCTAAGAACTGAATATTGGGCTTTCTTTAAGTCGTTTGTTACTACTTCTTGTAATGCATTAAGTTTCTTTTCATTAATACCAAAAAAATTAGTTTCTTTAGAAGGTACACTCTCTTTTCCTAACTCATTTGCTATATATCCTTTAACTGTTTGAGTTTCTTTTATATCATCTGGGAATTGCACCTTAACCTTATCTATGAGTTTTTCTACATTATCTTGGCCATTTGTAAAATTACCTTGTATTTCTCTTTCTATAGCTTCTTCAATAGGTTTATTATAACTTTCAACTATCTTTTTATTTCTTTTCCTATATTTTTCTAACTCTCTAAGTTTAGTTCTTTGCCATTGTTCCCAATTAAAGCCTTCATCTTCTTGCTGTTTTTTATGAAAATAAAAAGCCCTATGCATACTAGAAATTAAATCAAGCTCCATCTGCTCGAATATCTTTCTAATATCATATGACTTATCTCTTTCCTTTTTAGCATTATCTTTAATTTTCTTTATATTTAGCTTATTTAGAATATCTTTTAATTTTGATGGATTATTCTTCTTGTCCATCTTCATCAACCTCTGAATTTAAATCTTCATCATCTACTGACTTAGGTTCATCAGCTTCAAGATAACCATTCTGTTCCTTTATCCTTTTAATCTCTTCTTCCTTTTCTTCATGTGTCCATGTATCTCCATACATTTCTTCAATACATTGCTCTATAGACATTACTCCATAAGTTTTAGCCTTACCTACAGTTTCTACCTTATCATCAAATGATGGTGAAGCATATTCTCCAAAATCTATGGTAATATCTAAATCATCAATAAGTTTATTATTGTTTAATATACAATTAACTTTAAGTAATTTATTTATAAGTTCTGGAATAACTTCTTGTAATTCATCTACTATCTTTTTTCTGGTATACAAAGTAGTTTTTTCTTTTTCTCTTTGAGCTTCAGCATTATCCAGCTTCTTTAAATCTATTCCTAATGTTGCAGGACTTATTATACCTTGTAAACACATATCTAGTGCTTTAGCATAACTTTCTATAAAAGCTTCATAACGTATTTCTGGCTGTACCATATTTATTTCATTTTTTGCATCTTCTGCTAAACTTGTCCCAATCTTTATAAATTGATTATCAAAAGGATTAGGCTCCATAATTTGTCCTTGAAAATCTTTAGGTAGTAAATCCTCTGGTATATATTTTTGTACTCTACCACTTCTTATGGCATCTATCCATTGTGATATTACTTCATCTAAACTATCAAATGCATCTGATTTATTATCAAATAATGATTTACCTCTATTACTCCACTTTTGAGATTCAAAAAACTTTAAGGGTACTGCCATTATAAATTTACTATTATAAGTTACATCTTTTAATTCTGATAACTCTGGAATAGTATTTAAAGGTACTTCTGAACCTTTTTGATCTATAAGTTTATTTCTTATATATCCTTTCCCAAATGTTTCTATTAATCTATAATTATTATTTCTAATAGAATAATCAGTATAAAATAATACTTCCTGTAGTCTACCCCTTTTTATTGTATAATCTACTCTTTCTCCAGAATAAAACTCTAAGATAGGGTATGGAGTAATATCGGTATCAATAGTTATCTTATATGCTCCATCACCAGTAACAAGTGCTTCTACTAACGATTTTTTTAACAACTTATAAAACTTATTATCAATACTTATATCTTCCCATAATTTAAATGCTTCTTTATCTTCAATTGATATATTACTTATATCACTTACAACAATATCAGCTAAAGTTTCAACTATTATTGCTGGCAATCCTGAATGCATTTTTCTTATATTTAATTTATCACTTGGAACTGCTGCCCAAAATCTACTCCTACTTACTTGATCCATTACAGTACCCTTAAAAAATTGGTCTAATTCTGATGGATCACCTCTATACCACATTCTGTTTTTCATAACATTGCCTTCAAAAGATAAAGGCTCTTTTATAATTACAGGCTTAGATATAGCAGGTTGTATATCTAATAACTTTATAGCTGCATTAGTCAACATACTCTTAATCCACCCCATTTCTATTCCTCCTCGTAATCTCCTATCATTTTTCTAAATGGTATCCATGCATACTGACTAGAGTTAATTGTATGGTCATTTGAATCTTCTGGTTCATACTTATCTTCTTTCCAACTGTAACACTCTAATTCTCTTATATGCTCTTTGCAAGTATCTACAACATAATAAAATATCTTACCATTAACATTTATCCAACCTAGCATTAAATGTATTCTATCTAATATAGCTACCTTCTTATAAGAGTTAATAAAGTTATACATACAAGCGTTAGTTCTTTTAAACTTCTTAAGCTCTGTTATTGTTGCTTGGTCAGCACAATCTATAAATACATCTCTAGCAAATCCCCAATCTTTTCTATTCTTCTCTAAAAACTTAAAATATTTAGGAGCTATATCACTAGGTGCTAAAGGTATTTCTAAATCTTTATTGTTATATACTTCTTCATCTAGCATTACTAACTCTTTCTTATCTGTAATACCTAAGAAAGTAAATGAAAATGTATCTGGACTATTTTGAGAATATGCAGTATCAAGTCCTGCTGTAAATTGAACAAACTTCATTCCTTTAGCTTTTTCTTTAGATATAACATTATTCTTTCTTTCAAAGTTAGAGAATATTAATCCTGTTGCTCTACCCCTAAGACCTAATATCTTATTCTTATATAACTTAGTACCTTTAGGAGCACTAGTCTTTTTCTTCTCTATATCTTCATCACTTAAAGATGCATTATCATAAAAAGAAAAGAACCAGTAAGTCCAGTTAGGCTTTGGTTCTGAATTTAATTGCTCCATTATTTCTTTTGGAACATCACTTTTATATTTTTCTAATGGTCTACTACAATTAATAAACTCTGAATAAATAGGTAAGCTAGGATCATCTGGATTAAGTGTTGCCATAAGATAATCATTTCTTGTACATATTTCTCTTACAAACTCAATGCTTGCTGTATTAATCTCATCTATAAGTACACAACCAAATTGAGAACCTAGAGCCATCTTCCATTTATCTGCATTATCATAACCTAAAATATATATTACTTTATCTCCTGAAGGTGTATGATACAGAATATGAGGTATTTTATTATCCTTATCACCATTACCATTATATTTAACTAAATCTCCAAATACATCAGTAATACCATATTCTTTTTGTATTATATTTTTCTCTGCAACCCCTGTTGTCTTAGATGCTATAACATGCATTTTCTTATTTGACTTAGCAACCTTCAACATAAACTTAAGTATTCCTACTGTTGTTTTTCCTGCTGCTGTTGTGCCTTCAAGAAATTCTACTGGTGCATTATGTTTTAAAAATGCTTTATATTTTGATGATAATTTATATTCATCACTCATTATCTTCATCCTCTAATTGATTTAATATAGAATCTAGTTTAGCTGTTGAATTAATATTATCTTTATTAGAATTATCTTTAATTATTCTTGATTTTAATATTTCAATTTCTGCTCTTTGTTTATCTGTAGCTATTCCAATATGATCTCCTAACCATTGGAGTGCTTTAATTTTATCTTGAAGTTTAATCTTAACTCCATCTTTTCCCTCTGATACTTCTTGTAATATGCTTGTATCTAAATCTTTACTATCATTAAGTTCTACTACATTATATTCAAAATAATCTTGTTCTCCTGTATCCAGATTAATAACTGGAATATCTTCACCATCACTATTCTTAGTCCATCTATTCTTACGAACCTTTTTAAAAGATAAATAATCTCCTATGTCACTAAAAGCTATATCAATGTATCTCTGAAATATATCTTCTTCACTTAACATTACTTGATTAAGCTTATGTTTCTTAAGCTTTTCTATTTCAGATTTTATACAAGGATTTACAAGGAGTTTATATCCTTCTGAATTAGCAACTATATAGCTAGAATTATAAGCCTTCTGATACGCCTTAGTAGCATTAAAATACTTTATATAATAAATACAAAAAAGCCTTTGCTTATCAGTAAGTTCAGCATTTTCTAATACTTCTTTTACTTCTTCTGCAACAGGCTCTCTGCTTTCTTTTTTTATATTGGTTTTATTCTTCTTTTTATTAGTAACGTTACCTTTATTTATTGGTAACGCTGCTTTTAATTTATCATCCCATCTATCTTGTGATTTCCACTTTCTAATTTGAGAATCTCTTACATCTAATTCCTTGGCTATATCTTTTAATTTTATATCACCATTACTATTCTTATATATTTTAAATGCTTTATCTCTGTTCGGACTTCTTACTCTGGCCATATCACCACCTCACTTAAATTATTAACATATAAAAAGAGCTCTATTAAGAGCTCAAAATTTTCCTATTATTTTTTAAAAACCCAATATATATTAATTCCTAATAAAATAATTAAAATAATTATAAAGGTAGCTACAAAAAACTTATACATTTTTGCTTTTCTTTTATTAATAAAAATTAATATTAAACCCATAAAAAGAGTAATAACAAATCCTACTGATAAATTTAATTTTATTATATAGTCTATTGGAAATTCTTTTTTTATGAACCCATCATAATTAAGAGTCAAAATAGAAAAAATTGCTACAAATATTCCCATGAAGGTTAATATATTAGCATATATTTGTGATTCTTTATTTTCTAGATTTTCTTTAACTTTATTGTACCTAACAATATCCTTTGAATATTCATCTTTGTATTTACCAAAGCCTAAATACTTAACTTCATTATTAAAAGATGCATTTTTATTTTTATTGTATGGTACTTCAGGGTTTCCATCTAGCTGTTCAAATATTATTTGTGCAATTTTTTTACCTTCTTTTAATACTATAATATTATGTGAAATATTATGAATCCTCAAAAATGAATATGTTTCATGCCCTGGCTGATATCGAGGTCCACTAACTTCTAAGCCCATTCTCATAACTGAATTTTTTTCTGCAATTGTTCCCATTAAATTATAAGGGATTTTTAATTTTTCTTTTGTCCTAATATATACAGTTTCATTAGGTGCCATATCATAACTATTTATCTCTTTATTTTTTGAATCAGGTATAATAATTTTATCTATTGTTAAATCATAAGAGATTGCTCCAACATTATTTTCATCATATCCGTCTATAATTAATTCTTTATCTTTAATTAATTTCTTTATTTGTTTATCAATAAGTATCATATCTTTTTCCTCCCAATCTCTCTTATTCAACTATATCACTTTTTATATTAAATATGCAATTATTATAATTCCTATTATATTTATAAATTTTTTAATATGTTATTATTTTTTATTAATTTTGATTATTTATCTTTTATTTTTTTGTATTAATGAAATTTTTCAGATTGATTCACTAATAAAAAAGAACCTAGCCTAAACTAGATTCTTTAGTAAACTTACTAATAGCACTTTATAATCCCTATCAGTAGTCTTTATTTAATTATGGTATAAAAGGGTTATGAGAATTTATGAGAGGAAGGTAAAGGAATTGCACCTTTATAATACTATTCCTTCCACATTGCAGGGAGCTTACTCCCTGCTAAATCTAAAACATAAGGAGGCTTCACGAAATGAACATCATCTTCAACCTGTCCACATACTCATTATCTCATAACTTTTTAATTATGATTTATCATTTTATTTCAAAAAACTTTCAAAAAATTTCACTCAATTTATTCCTTGCATTAATAAACTATCTTCCCACTTTGATACATCTTCAATTAATTTATTTCTTATCCTAGTACAAGTAACTTCACTTACATTTAATTTATTAGCTATTTCCCAATTTTTTAATTCATCTTTATATTTACACTCTAAATAATTTAATTGTTCTTTTCCTAACCATTTAATATTTACCTCTATTATCTTATTATCCTTATTTATTTTTCTAATAAGCTCTTCTAATCTTTCTATCTCCTTTGTATTATCTACTATCTCTCTTTCTAATCTATCTATAATTTGAATCATAGATCTTTCTGCATAGCTTATTCCATCTGATGATGTTTGAACTCTTTCATCAAATCCTATACTTTTACTTTCAACTGGTATTGTAAAATCTATATTTTTAATTCTATTATTTATTACTTTTATATCATTTTGTAATAGGTCTATTTTAGCTCTAAAACTCTCTATTTTCTTTTTACTCTTATAATATCTATATAACTTTCCTTCTGTTTTCTTAAATGTTTCTTTATCTATCACTTTATCACCTCTAATTTTTCAATAAAAAATACCGCATATTCATTTTTGAATAATACGGTATTTAAATAGTTAATATTTTTTATCTTATAATTTTTAAAAGTAGTTATTTAATCTGTTTAGTAAGCTTAGATTTATGTTTTTTAGCTTTATCATCCTCCAATGCAATAAAACCTGCTGAAACGGCAAGTGCCAACATTATATTATGTTTGCCAAGTGGATTTGTTACAATGGAATATACTAAAAACGCTGTACAAATTAACAATACAGCTAGTACAATACCACGTAAAGTTTTTCTATTTTTAAACATCTTTATAATCTCCCCCTATTATAATTTATCATTTGATTTAAAATATTAACTAATCGTCAAATTGGAATTTTTCAATTTAATTCATGCTCTATTATAATAATTGATTCTTCATGCTCCCCAATAATTTCAACTGATATCTTTTTGACAATAGTACTAAATTTAGTATTACATTTACTTACATCATCAAATGCTTTATCAAGTAATTCAATAGAAGGTAATTTACCAACTGTCATATGAGGAATATAATCATAGCCTAAATCAAATTGTTTTAGTTTATCTTTATATAGAATATCATGAATGTTTTTAATTACATCCATACCTTGAACTACATTTAAAAATAAATAATTTCCATATTTATCTTGTTGTTTACTAAATCCCTGTAGTTGAACTTTAAATGGTTTTATATCACTTAAACACTCTTTTAAATATAAATTAATTTCCTCATTAGTAAATTCACTATCAAAAGGAAAAACTAAAGTAATATGTGGCAATACTAAATCTGCTAAAGGATCATATTTCTTATGTATATTATTAATAATATCAATATTTTCAAATTCGGGAAAAATCATAATAGTTCTTGTATTCATTTTAAATCCCCTCCACAAATTACTATTTATGTATAATGATATAATTATAACATATTTTTATAATACCGTATTATTCAATTTTCAAAGAGCAACTTTTCTAAAAAGGTTATTATTTATATCAATTATTGATAATTTCTTAATATTGAAATAAAAAATACCGTATATTCATTTTGAATAATACGGTATTTAAGTACGTCATTTACGTAGTATATTAAATTTGCCAAATGACTTTGATATCGAAAAATTTACTATCCATTATTCCATAGTTTTTCTATAGCTGCATTTATTTTATCCCAATTTTCTTTGAAATCATTCATTTCCTTTATTCCTTCTTCAGTCAAAGAATAATATTTTCTGTCTGGACCTATTTGTGATTTTCTTTTTATTCCTTTAATTAATCCTTTTTTCTCTAATCTTAGTAAAAGTGGATATAGCGATCCTTCAGCAAAATCTATAAATCCTAACTTTTGAAGTTTTATATATATTTCATATCCATAAGTCTCTTCTTCATTAATAATTTTTAATATCACTTTATCCATTAATCCCTTTAATAACTGTGAATTAACTGCCATATTAGTCTCTCTTTCCTTCATATCTAAATAATAAAGCTAATACTAAATATATTATAGCTTCTACAATTACAATACTCCAAACTACATTTTTAGATATAATTATATTTTTAGTTAAATTAAATATATAATTATCTCCAAATATCACAAAATATAATGGCCATAACATTAAAAAAACTTGAAATAAGTGTTTTTTATATCCAGTAAATTTATATAAGCATTTATAATTTGTATAAACACGAATTATTCCACCTATAAACCCTACCATTCCCATAATTAATGCCGCAAATGAATATGGTAATATATTACTATTATCAAAATATGAATTAATAATATAAAATATAATACATGAAAAAGAACATAAAAAACCATTCTGCAAAAAATAATTAATAAATTTTCCTTTTCCTAATGTTAAATAATATGTTTCTACTAAATCATCAATAAAATCATCAAGACTTTTCCCTAGAGCCTTATTTAGAGGTTTTCCTAAACTTTGATTTCTAAAAAGAAGCTCCAATAAATCAATATACACTTCTTTTCTAAAGCTTTTTGGAACAACAAATCCTAATCTAGAATTTATTATTTCAAGTGCCTCATAATATTCGCCGTTTAAACAATACTTATCTTTTCTTATTCTTTCCATAACTACTTACACACCTACCTTGCTATACAACTTACTGCTATATTGTATAGCATTATAGTGTTTTTGTAAAGCTCCTATAAAAAAGTTTAATTACTTATTTTTTTATTATTTAAAAAATAAATTCACAAAATCTTTTCAAAACAATATTTTTATAATACCGCATTATTCAATTTTCAAAGAACATTTTATTTTAATTATTTTTATACAACTTCATCCAATCTTCTAAAGTCATTGTCACAAGCCATTCACTTCTATCTTTCCTATGAAATACAGTAGGTAACTCATCTTTCTTAGCATCAGCCTTAGCTTGGCTTATTGCATTATATATATTAAGTTTCTCAACTCTCTTACATTCAATATGAATACCTGGTAATCCAACAACATCTGCATCACCATTAGCTCCACAATACTGTTGTCCACGCCTTGTATTATATCCATATTCCTTTAATTTAGAGGATAACTCTCTTTCACCTCTTGCACCTTTGTTTTTGCTATTAGTCATTAAAATTCTCCTTTAAACTAGAATAAAATTAAAAATATCATTATTATTTACACGTTTGAAATGCTCTATTTGATTCTAGATGTTCTATATTAACCACATTATTAGGCAACATATCCTTAGTTACGTTAATCCTATTCTTATTTTTTATAAGTTGTAGAACATTCTGTGATGGTTTAATAATATCTGCTATTCCAACACATGTTTTATAGTTTTCTAGATCCAATAAAATATAATTTTTATATATATTTTCAATCTTACCTTCATATTCTGCTATATATCTATTGTTTCCTATCCCATTTTTGCATAGTAATTTTATATTATCTCCTATCTTTAATTTCATATCCTCGCTTCCTTTATCAAATGATTTTCATATGAGAATACAGTGGTAAAACTGTACCCTCATATGCCTATAATCCCTGTTATTAAGCTATTATTTTAATATTTTTAACTTCTTTTAACTGTTCTTCTAAATACTCTTTTATATTTTTAATAGCTTCATTTCTCCAAGCTCCTCCATCAGCTTCATATATTGCTGCACTTGGACCTTCTTTCATTCTAAAAATAAACTTGCTTATTGGTTGTTCAACTTCTGGGAATGTTCTATATGGTGCTAAACTTACTGGATTAGGAACTATAGCCTGTCCTACACTTGCTACACCTGTTTTAACTGTCACTTGTTGACTTACTCCATCATCACCTATACTCTTAACATTTTCATCTTGTACTAAACCTGTATATTGTAATAATGCCTTTTTATCTCCTGCATCTACAAAGCTACTTTGAAGCATTATATTAAATCTTTCTGTATCTATAAATTGGTCATAACGAACATTATTAGGTAATATAGCCTCTGCTTTGATATAAAGCTCTCTTTCCTTATCCTCATTTAAAGGACTATATAATCTTACTTCATCTTGTGATTTTACTTGTATAAGTAACTCACCTTTTAATTTATCTACATTTCCTTTTATATAATCAACTAAACCTGTAAGTGTTGATACTGTAAGAGTATTTGCTACTGGTTCTGTAATTCTACTTAAACCAACCCTTGAATATGTTCCTTGTGCTAATTGAATTATTGGATCATCATTTTCTCCTAAGTTCACTAAATACTCCATTGCTTCTTTGTTCATCATTTTATTTTCCACCTTTCAATTTATATAAATTTTATTATTTAACTAATTTAATCCCTTCTAAGTTTATTGTTTCTTTTTCTTCTGCTGTTGTAAGTATTTCCCCTGTTTCTTCATTTACTCTCATGGCACTTTGTCCTGGTACTTGCTTTTTATATTCACTTGCTAAAACTCCACCCTTGCCATCTGTTCCAATAACAATTTTTGTTGCAATCGGTTTATTAGGTGCTAGTTTAGTTTTCGCTATCATACTAACCTCAGCTAATTCTCTATCTTCTCCACTTACAAAAGTCATTTCTAAAGTAAGTTTTCTTTTTAGCTTAAAATCAGTATTAGGATCCTGTATATTTTCTAAAACTTCTTTTAAAGCTCCATTCATCTTTTCTGCTAATGCACCTTCTGCAAATTTTTCTAAATTAATCATGTTTTCCATTTCTATTCCTCCTATTAATTTTTATATTCTTCCCTAAGCCATGTAAGTAATGATCTATATATTTCAATTTCAGATTTTAAAGCATCTATTGAATTTTTACATGCATAAAAACTACTATTTGATATATCTCTCTTTAATCGTAATTCTGATACTTCTTCATCACCTCTTGATAAATCATTTATAAGACTAACTGGATAACCTTCTGCTCTCAATCTAAGCATTTTTTTAGCTAAAGAAACTCTATATTCTTTTTCAGCTTTATTTTTTTTGTAATGCTAAAGTCTTATATTGTATATTTCCTTTTCCTAAAGCTATAATGCAATCATTTAATTTGTCCATTATTTCTTGTGGATCCATCAAATCACCTCAATTCTTTTGTCTAGTTGCCAATCTATTCTCGGTATATATTGAGCTATTATAGATTTATCTACATTGCTCTTAGTTTTTATTGATATAGTATTATCATTTTCTTTTATATCTGCATTAATAAAAAACCTATATCCATTCTCTCCTATCAACTTATAAATTTTTTGACAGGATGGAGTTGGGAAAGAAAGAGGTTCAAGTTTAGGTAATTCTTCTCTTTCTTTTCCTTCTTCCTCATTCTTATTCATTCTTATATCATTCTTATCATTCTTGTTTATATGCACGGTCTGTTTACCATCTGTTTCCTCACTGTTTACTAAGTGTTTCCTCTGTGTTTCCTCACTGTTTACTAGCTGTTTACTTACTGTTACCCCTTCGTTATTTTCAGCTTGATAAAGTGAGTAATTTACTAGTGTTATCTTAGTATATTGCCTGTTACCCCTTCCATGTGTTATTGAAATCATATTATTTTTTTCAAGCCATTCTAAAATTTTTTTAATCATTCTTGCACTTGGTTCTTTATATGTTCTTCCTTCATAATAAGAAACGCCTTTCGCTATTCCTCTATAGCTTGTTAAATGTTGTCCTCTTTCTATAATTTCTTTACTGCCATCAGTCATAGGTATTTCATTTTTCTTATGATTTACCATATATTTTAGGTATTGCCACACCTTTAAATACAAGGGTGGCATAACCCAAATATCACTATCCATTTCTTTTCTATAATCTTTTATCCACCCTTGATTATCCATAATGCTTCTCCTACTCTAATGGTGTTCCTTCAAAATTAATTTGACCATTTATAACTGTTTCATTTTCTTCATCAACTGTATAATCCGCATTTACAACATTAGTATCTTCTGTATTTATTTCTTTTTCAGAAATATCATTTATTAACTTATCTTCATATTGAACTTCGTCCATAGAATAAGCTTGTTGCATATCTACACTAAGAATTCCCCATTTACCTAACATATTTCTTAATACAGTTTTTAGAGCCATAGCATCATAATTATTTTTCCATCCAAAATCTGATTTACTAAATTTCCTCTTGTGAGTTTCAATTTCTTCCTTACTCCAATAAACTGTTTTTTTAAATCCATTTATTAATTCAAAATATCCTGCATAACCTATTATTTGTTCTGATTTTCTTTTATTAAAATCTATTTGAATTTCTTCTGTTAATGGATTCCAATCTATTAATTCTCCTTCTCTTATAGGAACTGCATTAATATGTTTGTATTGAGCACTTCTTAGAGCTAATTGAATATATCCTTTATATCCTATTTGAAATTGAGCTTGTCCCTTATATGGAACTATCCAAGCATATCCTAGATTCTTTTCTATTGGTAAATCTAATGTTGCTGCTTTCATGGCCTCTGGGACTAAAGTTTGTGGATTACATTTTTTTAATAAATCATCATTGTTATATAAAGTTAATAAACTACTGCAAAATTGTGGTGCTTTCTTTCCTAAAACTTCTTCAAATCTTTGTTTTATTTTAGGAGTATCTAAATATGAACTTAAAGATAATCCGCCTTTAGTTTCCTTTCTTTGAGATAATTGATTTTTTAAAGTTGATGTTGTTGCCATAATTATTTTTCCTCCTTAATTGTTAATCTTCTACTCTTAGTTTCTTTTAAACATTTATCATAAATATCTCTAAATTCTGACTTTAATTTTTTAGAATCTATTCTACTAGTTAATACTTCTTTCCAATTTATTGAATAACCTGGAGCTATCCCAACCTCTGAATGTCCTAAGGTATTTTTTAACTGGTTTTCTATTTCTTTAATATCTGCTTCAATAACTTTTTTATTTTCTTTTAAATCTTGTAATTTATCTAATTTTTCTTTCCAAGTTGAATCAAATTGAACTGCTAATTCCTTATTTACTTCTTTAAATTTTTCATTAACCCACTTTTCAGCTGCACTTGATCCATCAAGTTCTGGTGGTGTTCCATTCTCTACTAACTTCCAAAAGTTTCTTTCTGAATCAATAATCATATTTATTAATTCTTCATCACGTTCAACCTCTTTCCATACAAACTTTTGACCACCTATTAGAACTGCTATATAACCTTTTTCTGCTCCTGTAACTGCTAAATAATGTTGAACTTGCACTAAATAACTAGCTGGTATTTCTTCCTCTTCCCAATCTTTTGATAAAAATTGATTAGCTGTTTTACATTCAAGTACTGAATTTTCTCCTACAACTTTTCTATCTATATTTGCAACCATAAATGGATAATCTTTATGTTGAAAATGCCTTTTATCTCTTCTTACTTTCTTTCCTGTTCGCTTTTCAAATTCCTTAGCAACTACTTCTTCAAATTGATCTCCCCAGTATGCTGATTCACTTTGCTCCTTTACTTCTAAAATAGGTTCTGTTTTTTCTAAATAAACCTCAAAAGCTGTTTTATATTTATTTAATCCAAGGATTGCTCCTACATCTGAACCTCCTATTCCTTTTTGTCTTTCTTGTAACCACTCCAATTTATTTTCCATTACTTTAGTACCTCCTCAATTTCTCCTAATGTATCTCCTGTTTCTTCTGAAAATACTTGCCCATTGTCTAAATCCACTCCTGATGGTAATATATTATTAAGATTATTTTTGCTTGGATCTATCTGTTTACTTTGGTCGGTTTCAGATAGATCCTTTTCTTTTTCTAACTCTTCTTTAATGATATCTATTAAAGGTTTATCCTTGCCTTCTCTAGCTTGTACCCTTGGAACAACCTTATCTAGTATTGTGTTTATAGTACCCATTAATTAATCCCCCATTCTAAGAACTTCTTTGAAATGATTTCTATATTTAGTTTTATTAGAACTAAATAAGTTTCTTAAAAATCTCTTTAACATCTTCATTCCTCCTAAAATAAATATTTATCTAATTTTGAACTATCAAAATTAATATACATTTCACAAAATTCCTGTAAAACCTCACTTCTTTTGTCATAACTTACATTTTTATCTTTAAGAATATTAGTTACTAAAGCTAAGTCATATTCAAATACACTCCTAAACATTTTTAATCCCTCCTTAAATTAAATACATTACTGGATTAGTAAATAATATAAATCCTACTAATCCACTTAGAGCCATTATTAAAAACTCTAATTTCTCTTTCCTTTTATTAGTTAAAATAAACTTACTAGCTGCTAAACAGAATGTTGTTAGTTGCAAGGATATAACCACTAATAAAATTAAATATTTTATTATTTTCATTACTACCTCCTTAACTTACTTTTAGTTATGTTAATAAAGTGTTTAGTGGATTACTCCACATCACTTTCTAATCTAAGTTTTTTTCTAGTCCTTCAACTATTCTCATACTTCCTTCTGATCCAAACTTTTTATATACTACATCTGCTAAAACCTCTGACATTTTCTTTTCAAGCTCGTCCATATCCTTAGGGAAGTTTAGTTCAACTTCATAAATTTTCTTTGCCATAAAATCACACCTAAAATTTTTTCTATATATTTTATGATTAATAACCATTTTGGTTACTATTAATATTTATCTTGCTTATGAATTAATTTCTTTAATAAGCTTATTTATTATATAAACTTGCCCTTTACCAGTTACCCTAGTTGTATATTTAGTTTCTACTCCATGACTTCTCTGAATTATAAACTCTGATTTTTCAAATAGTCCTTGCTCTAAAGCTCTTTGCATTGGTTTAGTTGAACCTTTTTGAATAAGACCCCATTCCCTAAGTTTGTTCCAAAGCCTCTTTTCTCCAATTTTTATATTTTGCTTAGTTACTAAATGTGCTACATCTCTAACTAAAATAGAATTTGAACTTGCTGATATTTGATTTAAGAATCTATTTTTTTCTTCAAGTTCTTTTGTCTTAGTTTTCAAAAGTTCTTCTTTCTTTTTTAAAGTTCTATGTGCAACTTCTAAAGCTCTCGCCATAAACTCTTCGTCATCCATTTCATCTTCTAAAGGAATATAACCACCTGTCTTTCTTATTTGCTTAAGTATTTTTTTAACTTCTTTTTTGAATTGTTTTGCTATTGGTTTTCTGCTTTGCATTAATACCTCATAAAGTCCATCTTCTGTTAAAAACCACATTTCTCTATTTTGACCTGATGCAAAGATTGTTTGCATCAGCTTTTCTTCTTCATCAATACTCTTTAACATTTCTGATGCTCTACTATGTTCAATCCAATTAGCAACATCTTTTGCTAAAAATAATGGATTTTCTTTTGTTCCATAAATTTTAAAATCTTTTCCTAATACTTCTCTTTCTTCTAAAATAATTAAATTATTCATTGTTTATCCTCCTAACTAGCATTTGTTTGCAATTCTGTTTTTTTAAATAACTCCTTAAAATCAACTTCTGGGAAAAATTTTTCTTGAATTATTAATGCCTCATCATAAGTGAAAGGATATTTGCCAGCTATCTTAAGATTTAAAGTGTTGTATGTTCTTCCTATAGCTGAAGCTATTATAGGCTTTTTAATTTTTTTTCTAGCAATTTCTGCTTCTAAATTACAATACATTTAACCACCTCCTTCTGAACGTTATTTCGTTCGTTGAGTTCATATTAAACTAAATTTCGTTTTAAGTCAATTATTTTTTTTATTTTTTTATGATTTTATTTATTTTCATACGATATTTCGTTTATTTTTCTTGATATTTCGTGTATAGAATGTTATTATTTATTTACAGAAAGAAAGGAGTTCTTTAATTATGAATAAAACGGAAAAACTTAAACATATAATTTTAAGTAAATATAATAGTATTCGTGAATTTTCTAAAATAGTAGAAATTCCAAGCACAACTTTAACAAGTGCATTAGATAAAGGTATTGGTGGAATGGCAGTTGATAGAATAATTAAAATATGTGATGTTTTAAATATTGATGTAAAAACATTTGAACCATTAGAAAATATATCTAAAAATATTAATAACTATTCAGAAGAAGAACAGCAACATTTAGAAGATTTAAGAAAACTAAATGATCTAGGTAAAAAGAAAGTATTTACCTATACAAAAGATTTAATAGATAATCCTAAATTTAGTTCTATAAATAATGACATTTCTGCTACAAATGAAACAGAAGATTTTGAACCTTATTTAGTTGCTTGTCATGATGATAACTTAACTGATGAAGAAAAAGATATTATGAATAAAAAAATCAATGAATTTTTAAATAAAAGAAAATAATTGATTGGATTGGTATGCATATGACTAAATATGAAAATTTATTAAATGAAGTAAATAAACAGGGAGTTGAAATTCTCGAAATAGACTTAGGAATTGATGCCCCATGTGGTAAATGTATAAATAATGTAATTATATTGAATAGTAGAATGAATGTAAAAGATAAATATTGCATATTAGCTGAGGAATTTGGTCATTATAAATTAAATTATGGTGATATATCTGATCAAGATAAAATAGAAAATAAAAAACAAGAAATTGTAGCTAGACGGTATGGTTATGATAGAAATGTTGGTTTAATTGGCTTAATCGAAGCTTTCAAAGATGGATGCGTTGGACGATTTGAAATAGCTGAATATCTAGGAGTTACAGAAGAATATTTACAAGAAGCTATTGACTACTATAGAAATAAATATGGAGTTATGTATCAAATAGATAATTATTTAATTTATTTCATACCAAATCTATTTATTGGTAAAGCTTTATAAAATAGCAGTTAATTATTTAACTGTTTATTTTTTAAATATATAAGAACATATATTCGTAAATAAATTCTAATACTTTACAATATAATTTTATAAGGAGGGATTAATTTGAAAAAGGTAGCTATATATTCAAGGAAATCAAAGTTTACTGGTAAAGGTGATTCAATAGAAAATCAAATAGAAATGTGCAAAGAGCATGTTAAGAACTTTATTTCTAAAGATGTTGAATTCATTATATATGAAGATGAAGGCTTTAGTGGTGGAAATATAAATAGACCTCAATTTAAACAATTAATGAACGATATTAAACATAAAAAAATAAATTTATTAATTTGCTATAGATTAGATAGAATCAGTAGAAATGTTTCTGACTTCTCTTCTGTTCTTGATACTTTACAAGAATATAAAGTTGATTTTATTTCTATAAAAGAACAATTTGATACTTCAACTCCTATGGGTAGAGCTATGATCTATATTGCTTCTGTATTCGCTCAATTAGAAAGAGAAACTATAGCTGAACGTATTAAAGATAATATGCTTGAGATGGCTAAGAATGGTAAGTGGACAGGTGGTAAAATACCAGTAGGATTTAAATCTAAAAAAACATTTTACTTAGATGATAATGGAGTTAAAAGACAACAAACTATATTAGAGCATGATGAAAAAGAAATTGAGTTTGTTAAATTTTTATATGAAAAATATTTAGAGCTTGGTAGCCTTCATAAATTAGAAGTATATACTCATGAAAATAACATAAGATCTCATAGTGGAAAGTTATTTGAAAAAAGTACATTGAAAATCATTTTACAAAATCCTATATATGTTAAATCAACAGAAAACGTGACTACTTATCTTAAAAATAATAACTGGACCATATATGGTGAACCAGATAATATTCACTCTCTATTAACTTATAATAAAACTGAAAGTATAGTCAAGAAAGGTAAACTTACTAAAGCAAATAAAGATATATCTGAACGTATTGCTTCTGTAAGTAATGTAATTGGATATTTAGATGATAAACTTTGGCTTAAAGTTCAATTACAATTTGATAAAAATAAATCTACATTTCCTAGATTAGGTAAAACTCATAATGCTCTTTTAGTTGGAAAATTATATTGTGGAAATTGTGGTAGCCGTATGATTATACAACATGGAAAGACATCAGTTAAAACTGGAGAAAAGTTATTTTATTATGTATGCTCCTTAAAGAAAAAATCAAGAAAAGCTTTATGTAGTATTGATAATGTAAAGTTATCTGAAATAGAATCTTTAGTTTTAAAAGCCTTAAAAGATTTAAGCTATAATAAAAAAGAGTTTATAAATTCTGTGAAAATAAAATATAAAAAAGAAGCTAATAAATCTATAGAACTACTTTCTTTAAATAAGTCATTAGAAGATAAAAAACAACAAATTAATATTTTAGTAGATAAACTTTCTCATGATGACAAAAATCTCTTAACAGATATATTATTTGAGAAAATTTCTATCTTAAAGAAGGAATGTATTGATATAGAAAATAAAATAGAAACTTTAAATAAAGAAAAAATTAAAATAGAAAATTCATCACTAGAAATATCTTTTATAGAATCTTTATTGAATAAATGTTCCTTTATTGATAAAATTAGTCATGAAGAACAAAAACAAATAATAAATGCATTAATAGATAGTATTTATTATTATAAAGAAGATGATAATAAATATAAAATAAAAATTAATTTTGTTGGATCTATTGAAAAGATAAGTCCTTTAAATTTAGATAGTAGTTGTAAAAGGCAGCTTGAAAAGTTGTCCTTTTACGTACACGGCATGTCCAGTATCAAGTAA